ATGCGTTCTTGGCAGTCAGCGAAGCAGCAGCAACTTCTTTGTAGAAGTCACGACGCACAGAATTGTGTGCCTCATCAAAATAGATCAGATCAACATCAATACCTGCCTCGTTGATACGGCGCAGAGAATTGTAAGTGGTGAAAATAATCTGGTGAGAATTGACAGCTTTACAAACACTATCGTGACACTTGATCTCTTGAATCTTGGTGGTACGGTTACAATTAACCTCACCACTATGAACATGGAGGACACAAACATCCACCTTGCCGTTCAGTTCGGCAAAGAACTCTTCATACAACTGAACTGCCAGCAAGATGCGAGGAGCGCACACTACGACGGTCTGAGGGGTCTGTGCTGCCTGCAGACGGCGCAGACAGTCAAGGATCATCGCAAGGGTCTTACCACCGCCCGTAGGGCAGGTGACGCGACCAATAGAGGCGGTCAGCAGAGCATCGAGAATACGCTGTTGGTGAGGGCGAAGAGTGAAGGTCATGCAGTTCGCTGTTGATGAAATAAGTATAGGGCATGAAAAAGGGGTCCGAAGACCCCTATGTGACAGTTTTAGAAGTGTCACCTCACAAAAGAATAAACTCTCCTTCTTGCACACCTTCTTGGTGATGATCTTGTGCAAGGAAAGCATGTTTGCAATTTTTATGCTGCCAAGGATAGCAACCATTAGCAACTTTATACATAAACACTTTATCAAGAGAAGTAGCTAGGGTATCAAGAAAAACACTATGCACTTTTTCACGCTTTACATCAAGAGATTCAACACGAGATGGAAGTTGAACTGATGCTTGAATATTCAACCAAGAATCATGAGGAACTTTACCAGCTTCATTAATGAGGGGATTAGTACGAGAACCCCAGTTCTCCATGTTGATGTAATAATTACGAACCGATGAGTTATTCAGAACATTTTTCACATAACTATCAGTCGAGCGAGCAACAAATTGTTCATATGTGGTCTCATTATGAGCAGTATAACGCTCGAGCTTAATATTAGTGTTACCAGAACTATGAATAAAACTAACCATCTCTTTAACAATACGACCTTGTTTGGTCTTACTCAAAGAATTGTTAGCAATCAACCGCACTTCATCTTCAATTTGCTGCTGGCAACTAATCTCTCCATGAGAAATGCCATATTTGATATGTTCAATCACCTCATCCGAATCGTTAAGGGTAGCGTGAAACACACGCTCATTGTTAAGAGCTTTAGCAAACCGCTTACGAGCCCAATCGCTAGCACAACGAACATATACAAACATGTATCCAGGTATGCCAAGACCAAAACAAGCATCATGACGGTGACCACCAGTAATAATATCTTTGGTGTCAATATCGACATAAACTGGAGGTTGGCTGCAATCGACTCCATTCTGTTCGATATCTTCTTTGATTAGGGTGACTTTTTGTGCATCAGTACCAAGAAAGCGACCAATGTTATTTTGCTTTACGGTTTTTTTCCAAAGACCAAATTTTTTCTCAATAATCTCAATACCATCAATACCTTTATCTGTGACGGGAAAAGTCCAATTAGATGGATCCATGAGTTTCTCATCGAAATACTCACAGATATGTTCATCAATGTTCAGAATGTCAAAAATGGTGGCAGTCATAATGTGTTTTGAACTGAGGTAAGAATAACACGGATTTACTGGTCTGTCAACCCCCTGTGACAGTTTCCTGATCGTCCACTCGGTCGATGGATGCGATATCGCATACAGGCACCTCATGCTTGTTCGCAATCAAATACCACGGCATGATTTGACCATGATACTCTGGATGAGCCTGATAATCTGGTGTGTATTCACGATCACCAAGATACTTGACTTCTGTATCGGGGATATTGTGATCGCGCAACATTGCTTGGAGTTGTAGATGAATCAACTCAGGTTGTGTGGGGACTTTCATTCGTAAATTCAGTTACTAAAGAAAGTCTAACTCATTGTTGTTCTTCTGTCAATTTCTTTTCTGGAATATTTTCCCACACGATATCACCATATACATTTACGACATACGCATGAATGTAATGATCTTCGTCTGGGCAATAGTCGATTTTAGGAAACCAAGCAACTGCATTTATTGTTGCAAGATCTTCGTCATCAAATCTAATTGTGTTGAATCTCCCTTGCCTAATTATGTCTAAAACATATTCGTCGATAAATTCTTCATAAAATTTGATTACAATCTCTTTTTTTGCTTCATCTAATGCATTAAATCTTGTTAGATCAAAATAAAGACAAGAACACTGATATCTTTGTGTATATGACGCAATTAAATCATATAATTGCAATTCGTTTCCCTGAATAATCACGATTCTTGCTCCCCTGTATTTCCTTCATCTAATTCTGTTTGAACATGAATAAGAAGCTTTTCCAACCATTCTTTTCTCATTTCAATTTCTTCTGGTGTTAAATTATCCTCAATAATTCCGTCTGGCGTTGGTTGATATGAAATTCTAACTGTCTCATACTCTGACAATAAAGTATCAAAATAATTTTTTTCTGTCAGAGACTTAAGAACCATATATTGTGCGATTCTGTCACGGAATTGTTTTAAATAATGCTTTCCTAAAGGTATGTATTGTGCTGGTGTTTCAAGATACTCTTCTTCTGGATTTTCTAAAAAATACAGATTCTTATAAAGTTCTGGAGAAATAGGAAATTTAGTTGATTCAACATCAGTTGAAAACTCTATAGTTTTTGTTAAATCTCTTAATTTTTGTCTGTATTTAATATACATTTGTTTGTCTTCGTCTGACAAACCACAATCAGGAAGAATTGCCCAATCAGTTTCATCTAATAAAAAATTACGAGCAATTCTAACGGTCAATGGCGAAACTTGCTTTTGTTTAGAATACATTCTTGCTAACTGCTTTTCATAATCATCTTCCGCAATAGAATCCAAAAGATAGAATGCTTCAATCAATTTATCTTTTAATTGAACTGCTTCAACAACATCAACTTGCTCCATTTCATAATCAATCCACTGGAATTCACCCGTCTTAAAATTTTTCACATATTTTCTGCGTTTTGCAAAATATGTGTTATTGGTATAAAAATTAAAAGAGATCAACTTGTCCTTATCACTATCCCATAAAGGATATAAAAAAGGAACCAACTCATCAGTCCAATAGGATTCTGGAATTGTCTTAGAAATACTATTGTAGGTAATTTCTTGCTGAATAACATCAAGTTGCACCTGTAAAACAGGCATATCAGCTGAATTATAGGTTGACATATTATCTAACTATGGGTCTCCAAACTATATTTAGAATGCTTTGATTAAGTACTTGCAAAGTCTATACGGATGCAATAGCGGAATATTATAATCAGGATCAATCAAAGCTCGTGGTTCAACTTTTGTCGTAGATTTTAATGTTAGTCTGGCGTCTGTTGCACCAAGTCCAGAACTGTATGTAATTCCAGGTCCAGTTTGCCCCTGAATTGTATAACTCAAAGAATCAATTGCTGGTTTTGAAATGGAACCAGGAGAAGGAACAAATATAAGTCTTGATACCTTTGAGTTCCAAACAATAAATTCAGCAATTCCATAATGATCTGTATCTTCTGCATTATCATTTGCGGCATTTGGTGTAGCTCTTGGTTGCTCAATCTTAAATTGTGTATTTTGTGCTTTTGCTGCCTGTGGTAACTCTACAGTATAAGTATACCATTTTGTATCTCCAGATGCTCCATCCCATGCTGTAGAAATTGCTGGGACATCTCCAATAATTGGATCGACTCTAGTAGCATTTGGATTTACTATAGTATCTAAAAGAACCCAGGTTGTTGTGCCCGCCAATCTATAATATGCTCTCAAAACTTCTTCTGGAATATTGCCTCCGTTTACACCATTTCCTCTGCAACACTTAATCGAAAAATAATTTGCATCTTCTGTATTCATTGGAACAGTAACAGCAAATCGTGTTGCAGAATTTCCACCAGTCCCTCCAAATTTTAAATAATTTGTATATGCTTGTGATGAACCAGGAACCAGTGATAAAGTCGCAACTGCTCCTGTTTCTGGATTAATAGTAGCATCTACAATTGCCACAGATCCAGCACCATTAACAACATAAACATAAGGAACTTCTGTATATCCACTTCCACCACTAACGAGAGTTACCGAAAGTACTCGATTGCCACTCACTGTTGCAGTTGCAACTGCTCCAGTTCCTGTTCCCACAATGTATACAGTGGGCGTAGATGTTGGAAGTTTAAAGTTACCAGCAGTTCCAGTTCCTCCACCATTTCCAAAAACATTAATATCCCAAACATTAGCATCTTGAGAACCTTCTGCGATAACATCGCCCACTGTTGTTGATGTAAAACCACCCTCATATCCAACAATTTTGCCAAGTCCAACACGAACATATCCATTTCCAGCAGTAGTAGTCGATCCTGTAGTTTGCCCACCAACTGAAACTCCTTGACCACCAGCACCAACATATACTTCGATTGATGCAGGATTATCCAATCTACTCCATGGAATTGACCCTTGAAAAGCACCAGCAGACCCCCCACCGCCACCGCCAGGAGTCCAATAATCATCATTATAATCAATTTCTGCTCTTCCCCAACCCTGATTACCCTGATTATGAAATGAAAGACCTAAGTTTGCACTAGAAAAATAGTCAGATCTGTAAGAACTAACGCCAGAATTTGCTCCAGCACCGCCGCCGTGTCCGCCATCGGCTCCAGGACCACCACCAGGACCACCAGAAGCGCCTCCATTACCGCTTCCGCCGAATGTAAGTCCATTGATAGCACATCCACCACCGCCGCCGCCACCGCCGCCGCCGACACATCCATATGCTCCTCCAGTTCCCCCTGCACCAGCACCAAGAGGACTGGTAGTTGCTTGCAATCCAACAGGAGGTCCAAGTCCATTTTGCCCAGCGCCGCCATCGTAACCATCAGCACCAGCTCCTCCACCTCCGCCAGCTCCTGCGACAATTTGTGATCCCCTCAACAAAATTGTTGAAGCACCACCACCGCCGCCATCTGCATCTGCATGTCCTTCTCCACCGTATCCACCAGTTCCAGAGTGAGATGCACTTCCTCCAGATGGATTATCAGTGAGTCCGCTTGTTCCAGCTCCACCAATTTGAACCGACCAAGCATAACTTCTCATTGTAGAAAGTTGATCAGTTGCTAATTCTAATGTAACAGCACCTCCACTAGCACCAGTTCTTCCACCGCGAGCATCGCCGCCGCGGCCGCCGTGAATCACAAATGTTGCACGAGTTGGATTTCCTACACTAGCAAAATTAAAAGTTCCATTTGATGTAAATTCTTGTGTATATCTTCCACTCTGTCCACCAACAAAAACATTTACTCCCGCAGTAGCATCTCCATATGGAGAAAATACTGATGGTGGTCCATATCCACCCCCACCTGGATTGTTTGGATATTGGTTTGCTGGCCAACCATTTCCAGAAACGCCATTTATACCGTTTCCTCCAGCAACTCCAGCTGTGCCAGGAAAACTTTCAGAACCAGCATTTCCTACAGTTCCTGCATTTCCACCAGTACCACCACCCAATCCAGCAGATGCACGACCACCACCACCACCGCCTGCAGTAAGCCAAACTTTAGATCCATCACCAACTTTAACAATACTATTCGAACCATTATTTCCAGCTGCTGTACCCGCTGCACCAGATCCCCCGCCTCCCACAGCTTGAACAATTAAATTATCTGGTGTACCGCCAGTAATATTGCCCAAATTAATAACATATGGTCCACCTGGGGTTGTGTATTCCCATTGATCAGTAAAATCAAAAATTGGTGTTCCCCCAGTATTTACTGTTCTTCCACCAACGAGAGATGCTCCAGTAAATTTTAAAGATATCGGAATTGGAATAAATGTTAAAAATTGATATGATCCAGCGCCCTGAGCTCCAGATGCCAAATAATATTGATTTGCTTCTGGAACTGTTGGATCTTTAATTGTTCCATTTCCTCCCGCTCCGCCAAGATAATCTAGTACATCATATGTTGCAACAGTGTTATCAGTATTTGGTTGTCGAAGAAGTCCATGTTTATGAGTAAATACTTGCCCCGACGTCGGAAACCATCTAGTTAATCTGCCCGTTCCAGGTCGATAATCTTGAAGATATCTATCTCCAGAAGCTTCGGCAATATAATTTGACTGTCCAGGGACACTATGGTAAACCGTATGATTATGCTGTGGAACTC